CCATCTGCAAGCCAGCACCTTCGGAGACGGTGAACTTGTTGGGCTTGCGGATGGTCAGTACGGTGCCAATTTTGGCGCCCATCTGCGCCTCGAATTGGCGATTTACCCGCCCCGCCATGACAAGGTTGTTCGTCAAGATCACCAGCGATTCCTTGCTGATAACGCTTGGCGTAAGTAGAGTTTCTGTGCTCATGATGATTCCTTCTCAAATTGGCAGGGTGTTACCTGCCTGGTTATGATTGTCTGGTCCGCGGTCTTTTGCTGGCCCGTGTCTGTGCATCTTCTTCTGCGCGCATCGCTGCATATTCGTTCATGCTCATTTCATCCGCCGATTTCCGTGCGGGAGATTGACGACTGCCGACCGGCTTTACCGGTTCAGCGGCCTTGGATGCTTTGGGTTTGCGCGCAATACGAATCTCCGCCTGCAGTTCGCCGATGCGAATTGCTGCATCGTATGGCTGCATTGCGTTGAGACTCGCTACTTCTTCCTGGTTGCCGGCCAAGTGGTACAGGATGTGTGGAGCAAGTTCAGCTTTCTCGATCGTGAAGAAAATATCGTTGCGCACAACCAGTTTCTCGTTGTTCGTAACCTTCGCATCGAAATCGGGGTATTCCGTTTTCGCAGTGACAACGCGCTCGTTGAAGTTCTTGTGCAGGCTGGCAATCTGCTCCTGCGCTTGTGCTTTACGTGCGGTTTCTGCTGCGGCTGCAACTGCTTCCTGCCGTGTCTTTTCGGCGGCGATAGCGGCTTCATTGGCTTTGCGGATCTCGGCGCGGGCAGCGTGCGCAGCAAGTGCGCCGGCAAACTCGTCCGGATCATCAAAGTTGTCACGATCAGGTACTAGATCCTCTTCGATTTTCGGTACCACCGGGATAGCGGCGGCTCGCGCCTCGGCATCCTGTTTGATCTTGGCCAACTCTTCCTGGGCCTCTTTCGCTTCCTGCTTGGCTTTCTCGGCTTCGGCCAGTGCTGCTACGGCCTTGGCTTTCTCGGCTTCGCGTTCGGCGGTCAGTTCGCCCATGCGCTTCGCAATCCCTTTCTTGGCTACATGCGTTTCCTCGATCTGCGTGAGCGGATCTTCATCAGTCGTGCCCTTGTCATCACTTGTCATGTCCGTGGCGGCGGCGGAGTCATCCGTGGCGGCGGCGGCTGGTTTGGTGTCATCGGTTACAACTGGTTTTGCTGGTTTATCACCACGCAGTTCTGCTTCGCGTGCGGCGGCGTATTCCGCCATGCTGGGTTCACCGGCTGCCGCTTTGGTATCTGCGGGAGCGGCTGGATCAGGACGCTTGATATCAACAACTGCGGGTGCAGCAACAACTACTTTGCTCAGTTCAGGCATGATCTAACTCCTATCACGTATTTTCCCGATGAGTCTGTCATCGGTAACAGTAAATTCTGGGCGCAAAAAAACCCAGTCACGCCGGGTAGCGTGCTGGGTTTAAATTTGAATTCTTGCAAGCGATTCATACGACTCCTGCTACGGGAATGCTGCATCATCACGACGCTGCTGGGTAATTCTATTCCGCTAATTTATAAAATGCAATGGATTCATGCTCAATGAAGCGTTACTTGAGAGATTGCAATAATAATCGCCAGTATCTCTTCATCCTCGATCAGCTGCTCGTGGCGCTTGCGCTGGTATTGCATAAGCGCAGTACGATTGTCTTGATCTGAGTGGTGCACATATTTGACGATGCCACCGGACTGGGTTGATAACGGAACTTCAATTGGAGGCACTTCTGGTTGGACAACTTCAACATATCCATACCCAAGCATGGATAGTGCTACAGCGCCGTATCCTATGCCCCGAACGATTCTTGCCTGGATGCTCACAGTGTCGTTACCGTCGTGCTGTCACCAGCAGTTATTACCGTCTGCGACAACGTTCCATCTGTCCGGCTTGCATCGCTTTCAATCATCGGGTCGATCAATCCGTACCACCTGGCCAGCTTGTCAACCAACTCTGCTGTTGGTGCGCCGGTTAGCGGTAATGCTGTCGTGTGTACAGTCACCGGGCCGGAGCCGGTCACCGTTCCATCACCGCATCTGGTAACCGGACAGTTTTATTTGCCATTTTCGATGGTAAAGCCAGCCGTGCGCTTCGGTTTCTTTGCCTGCTGTTCGACTGACTGAACCGACTTGACGATCTCCGCCAGCTGTCTGCCGATCGTAGCCTGCATGTGCATTTCCTTCTTGTCAGCGTTCGCTTCCAGCCTTTCGGCTATCTTGAGCACTTCTGCCTCGAACTTCTTGGCAATGCCTTCGAGCGCAACATCTCGGTCAGCCTGGCGATCCTGCAATTCCTTGCCCATCATGGACATTTGCTGGTTCAGTTCTTCGATGTGCGTCTGCAGGCCTTGGATCAGTGCTTCGATTTGCGGGTTCATATCCTCATGGCTTGGCGTGAGCAGTTTGGCCGGCAATGTCTTGGCGATACGGTTGGCAAATTCTTCCGCGCCTTCCCAGTCGGAGTTCTTGGCGATCAGGTCTGCGACCACCATGCCCAACTCTGGCAGCACGCGCACGAAGTCCATCTGCGACTCCATGGCCTCTACGCGCTTGGTGGCATGGCTTGGGCCGATGGTGACGGTGACCTGATACCGCCCGACTTTCGGGTTGAACATCTTGATCTTGGTCAGCATAGATGATTCTGGCGACATACCTTCTACCTCGGCGTGCGCCTGGGCCATATTCGGGTTGATCATCACCCGGTCTTCCGCGCCGGTTTCGTCCAAGATGGACACGATGCGCTTGGTATCATAGGTTGGCGGGATCAAATTGCACATGATAATGCCGGTGTTGCGCAGCGCGCGGCCGTAATTGTCGATGAAGTGATAGGCGCCCAAGTTTGCGTTATTGTTCAGTTCGCGGATAGCCTTGCCGCTTTCGTCCTGCATTCGCTCCGACATGGTTGCATCGAAGCGTATCCCGGTGACGGCCCGCAATGCCTCGACGTTGCCCTGTTTGGCCGCCAGTATCGCGGCGGGTGGCCCCTGAAAAGGTTGGCGTTGTGGCGGTGGTGCCTGCTTGCCGGCGATATTGGTTCCCTTGTAGAGCAGGTATGAATAGGATTTCCGGTTCGCGCCGTTCCACTTGTCTTCGTGGCCGTCAATCTGCCCCTCTTCCATGATCCAGGGCGCTTTGGGTTGCAGCGCCACATTCTCGGCTTCCAGTGTGTTGTGTGTTACCAACATGCCATCACCAGCCAGAAACAAATGTGATGGTGTGTCAACGGAAATACAGCGAACAGGAACGGATTGAACAGGTTCTATGCTACGAATCTTTATCTTGTTGGTGCGTGAGGAATGACGATTGCGGTCTTTTTTCTGAATTAAAAGCTTTCGTTGAAATCTAAACACTTGATCATCTACGTTTGGCGTAAAGTAAATATGGCTCGATGGTTGGCAAACAGATTCGTACCCACCAGGAAACAATCTGACCTCACCATTCTGGACGCATGAGAATGATTTGAGTCCGAGAGAACGGATCAATTCAAGAAAACCGCTGATAAGTGCCGAATCGGTATTTACGAACGTACATTGATGGAGATTTTTTGAAACAGAACCATCCGTATCCATCATTCCCTGCAACAACAATTCGCGCTGATGGCGCGATGCGCGCAAATACATTGCAGGAATGTGCTTATTGCGAAGCAAACCTAATGATGAGAAATGTTTCCTGACGCCATATACCGTGAACCAACCAACCCTTTCTCCGCTGTAATGAATTGGACTCAAATCATGCCCGAATCCTTCGAGAATGGTACGTAGTTCACCCATATCCTGATCCCCGGCGCACAGACTCGGTTCGTAGCGCGACCCATCACCCAGCCATGCGCCTAATAAATACGGATGGATCGGCAAATCTATATCCGGTGTATCCAATGCATCATGAGTTGGAATAAAATGTTTTCCAGGTATCATCTCTAGCGTTGAGATTATGCGATCTACATATGGTGTGATTTTGCTGGTGCGTTGCTGCTTTTCTTTCACCAACCACGGATGTTGCGCATCGGCAACAATACTTGATCCATCTTCGAAGGTCACTCGGTAACAGTCTCGATGTACATAGGTTGGGCTCATCCCGACAACAGATGCTGGTTTACCACATTCATCAAAAACTTTGTCACCAACCTTGATTTCTCCAATTGTTGTCCACCCTGATGGCGTTGGTATCGGCGTATCTAACGCAAGCGGAGCGTAATAATTGAGCATCCGCTGCGGCCCTTTGGCATCGCGGATCATTCCCTTCTTGGTTTCCTTGCCATTGATGTTGATGATGGAGCCAATGCACTCGACGATGGGCACATAATCACCGTCGCAGTCATGGCTATCCAGGATTTCAATCGCCGTCATCTTGCACCACTTCAGTTGTGGCACCTGCACATAACGGTCTGCGATGATTTCCATCTTGCCGGTATCGATCAGCTTTATCACCTGCTCGGATAGTTCGTCTTTCCATCCTTCATGCCCATTATCCAGCAACACCAGGCAGCGTTCTTCGTATTCGAAGTAGTAATACTCGGCCACCCTGATCTCATCCTTGGTGATCCACTCCTTGGAATCCTCGCCGATACCGCTTTCACCCCATGGCATCGGTGAAGCGTTTGGATATTCCCGTTCAAAGTCATCGCGCGGGAGCATTTCCGTGATGATGCCCCACTTGTAATCCAGCATGAACGGCGTTCGATTCGGGTCCAGATAGACGTTCATCGGGTTGGGTATCGGCTTAACGCACAGAACCTTGTTGAATGACATGGGTGCTTCATATTCCGTTAGGATGCGCCAATAGCCCCATCCGTTATCGACTGAGCTGGCGAACCCGGTGTCGTAGGCGACATCCGCGCTGCTGTCACGCTCGATCGCCCGGACCATGCCGCGCAACATCTTGGCATCTTTCTTCGATGCCTTGTCGCCCATCGGGCTGATGACAATAGCTGGCCGGTTCTGTCGCTGTTCGTTCTTGATCTGGTTGGCAAAGGTGGGTAAACGGTTCTCGGTGATGCATGGCCGGCGATCAGCTGCGCGCTCCGCTTCATCGGCTGGGTTCCATTGCTTGTTGTTCAGGAACTCTAGATCCTCAATACCATCCTTGCGGTTGGTTGACTCCACAGTGCGCGCATGGGCAAAGCGCTCCTTCGCATCATGGATTATCGATGCATCGTCCGTGGCTTTTTTCTTGGAGGTGTCGGCATCAGAGCGCTCGTCCGACTTCTGTGTTGCGAGGCTGGTGGACGGGAGCTTGTTCATCCCGCTGGTGACGCGCGGCACCTTGATGCCTTTCTTGGCGCTGTACTCTTTTTGTGTGGCGCTATCAGATGCGATTGGCATGATGCTCCTGCTGGGGGAATGTGGCGCTGGTCAGCGCGTGCGTGGGATTTTAGTCTGTTAAGTGAAAAATGCAAGTGCTACCGGTTTTCGAAGTTTTCCCACATTACCGCCACAAAATGATAGGAAAAGTACCCAACCACCACAATACCTACAGCCATGGTACCGAGGATCATGAGGATCAGCACTCCGATCACAAGGACAAGCGCAATGGTGGCTAACAGGCTCATGCGTCTATCCAAACAGCAATCAATGTTGCAACTACTGCACAGCCACCCGGTTTCTTGTGCAGATGCCCAGCTACCGCACCAATGCGAATACCTTGGCGCGCAACTTTCCACACAAATATACCGGTGTCAGGATTGTAATCCAACAATTCTTTTAGTCTCGTTTGGGTAATCATTCTACCTCTCCTGGTTCATGGCCTTCTTCGATAGCTTCCATTAACTTTTCAACGGCTGCCCGGCGCTGGTCGGCATAGCCTTTACCCTTTGGTATCACCATCCAGAATTCGCGGTGATGCTCATCAAACCCGCTCACCCTGGCAACTTGGCCGTCGTGCGCGATGCTGTAGTAAGAGCGATCGATCCAACTAATCATACGTGACATATCAGTTCCCCATGAACGTTCCGCTGCCCTGGCTGGTGCTGCCTTGCTTGGGCGGTACCTTCTTGGCCATCTTCACGGAATAACTCATCGCAAACACATCCGCATTGTCTGGACTGGCAATCCCGCGTGCCTGCATATCCTTTTTGCTCTCCAGCAAAATCACGTCATGGCCAGATTTGGTTGCATAGGTGTACTCTGGCGCAGTCAGATCGGCATCAAGTTCCGGATCCGCTGGCTTTTCCACTCCCAAACGCATGGCGTCGCGCATCCACCCCCAGCATTCTGCCCGGCGATTGTAGTACATCAGTTCGTCTTGTGGTGCCTCTGCCCCATGGAATTCGTACAGGATTACCTTGCCATTTTTCTTGTCGTACCCTTTGCGCACAATCAGGTCAACCACCGCTCCGCCGATTCCGTCGCCGTCAATGATGATGGCATCAGGCTGCTCTGACTCGATCAACTCAATAAACCGGTCGGTCAACTGGTCGGTTGGTAGTCCAATCCATTTCTTGAGGATGCGCCATTTCCGCCCCTGCCTGGTGCCGGCTACGGACTTGTTGGTGCCAAACCTGGCTACATCCAGGACAAGGAACTTGGGTGCCGTCTCGTATCCATCAGCCTTGTAGGTGTTTCCTTTATCGATCAGGTCTTGCCCGATGAACTGGTTCGCGCCTGAACGCGGTGCAATCCCGCGAACACGAACTCTAACAAAATCACTGTCTTCGCCGTAATCGTTAATCCATTCTGCTATCTGTACTTGGTTGGCATGTTTGCACGTCCTGCTATCTATTTGCCGCCGGATCCATCGGTCGCGCGTCTTTCCAGCGAAGCATTCATGGAATCGCCCCGTATTCTTCGAATAGTTGCCGAATGCCAGCCAAATCACCCCGGCGGTTGTCATGGCGCCCTCAGTCACACTCCAAATTGGGTCTGCGATTGCCTGGGCCTCGTCGTAGATGATAAGCACATGCTTTTCGTGGGTGCCAGCAAAAGCATCGGGGTTGTGCTCAGACCATGGCACAGCAGCGGCGAACCATGTATCCGGGTATTCGTTGTGGTAATACTTCGTGGCGGTCCAAGTATACCAATGCGAGTCCATGGACATACGGTGCCATTTAGCCAGTTCGCGCCACGTCTTGTTGGTCAGTTGCGCCGCGCCGGATGCCGTGACAACCACTTGCGGGAATGGGCGTGTAGCCAAAAACCACTTAATAATCCAAGCGATTAGGGCGGTCTTGCCGATACCATGGCCAGATGCGATGGCGATTCTAATGGCCGCCAACATCGCTTCATTAGCATCCTCGCCGCGCAGCAGGGCGTTCCTGATCTCATTGAGGATGTCTATCTGCCACTCGTCTGGCTCAAGCTCCTTCTCCAGCGGCCCCGGCTCACCCCATGGGAACGAGAACATCGCGTACCGCAGCGGGTCGTTGTAGCTCAAGGCGATCTCTTCCATCAGCCCGGCATACTCATCTTCGTCACTTTCCGCCATTTACGCGCTTTCTGGCTCGTTCCAACCGCTCTTGATATGAATGGGTGATCTTGAGCTCTGCCCGCTCAACATAAAGTCCGTGATACTTCATGGCCTTCTCTAACGCGGCGTTCTTGTCGTGCGTCTTCACCTTGCGCAGATGCCCGGCCAAAGTACGTGACTCACCTTTGCCATCAAGTATTTCTTCAACCTCGATGCCGGCCACGGTGGCAGCGGTATCATCGTCCATCAGGTACACCGGGATAAAGTTGCCGTCCTTGTCGTACAGCCTGCGCGGGTCAGCATAGGCCAGTCTGGCTACTTCCTGCAGGGTGCGTTCTACGGTTAATCCGGTGATTGCGGCATACTTCTTAGTTGCTTCCGAGATAATCGCTGCAATCTTATGATTACTTATGAGTAAATGCCCATTAACATTTGCCACGTTATCGTTTTTGCACTCATAACCAGCACGTCTATAAGCCGCTCCGGCATTCATGTCAACGAGGTATTCCTCGACGAAACGTTGCTGTTTTGGGGTAAGCTTTTTGTCGAACAGCACCCGGGCCTCATTGACCTGCTTGCAGGCTGCCGCATAGTCCTTGCCGGTTGGGTAAGCACCACGGTCGGGCGCCGGGTGCGCCTGGATAGCTTCTGTGGAATGCTCGGGTGGTCCAGCCTTGGCGCGCTTGGGCTTTTTGGCTGCTTTTTTGGTTGGTGCGGTCATTCTCCGCCCTCGGTTGTTTGGTTGCGCCCGCTCGATTTGAACGAGGTCTCTGGCTTATGGGGCCAGCGAATTGCCATTATTCGACCAGCGCAAATTAGTGTTGGTGCCCGGGGTGCCTCCGTAGCGTGGCTTCCCGCGTACAGGAAGCGTTCCAAACCTGACGCTATGCACCAACTAGGCTGGGGGCTGCTATCGTGGCGTCACACGACGGGAGCGATGAGGGAGACATCGCGCAACCCCCAAGCTGGTTGAGCCGGGCCCGCGGAGGCCCAGCACAAGTTACTTCAGCGATCCGCCGGGCGGCTTCCGGTCCAACGTATGCTTGTCGGTCGGCTCTGATGTCGGGGTATTGGTGCTGCCACCTTTGGGCCGCGAACCGCTGCCAGTGCCCGGCTTGATAACCGCGCTGCTTTTCTTGCTGGTGCTTTTTGCCATGATAGTTCCTTCGAAGGTTGATAAAAGCGGGATACACCCGCAACTTTATGATACACAAACCATGTGCAGCGTCAAGTAAATTACAACAAAAACCCACGCTCTTGCATGAAGTCAATTGGGTGTTTGGCGTGCTTCTGGCGGTTGCACGTCATAGTCAACAATTGGATATTGTCGTCGGTGTTTGAACCACCGAGAACAATTGGCATACGATGATCCAACTCGTAGTTTTCGCCAAGTGATTGTTTGCATCCGCATGCGCACATGCCACGCTGGAGTGTAAAAAGACGATTCACTAAATTTTTGCTTAGCACACCTCCATTTGCGCGTT